GGGGGATTCTTCTTGTTTCGTACAGGCTTCACTAGATTATTACTCACGCAACAACCCCCGATTCACTTAGTCCACAAGCTTTTAACGACATGCCCTGCCGCAGTATATTCTTGGCTGCATTCAAATCCCTGTCATGTTCAGTAGAGCATTTAGGACAAGTCCACTCTCTATCTGTAAGTGTCAAGCAATCGCTTATCATCAATAAAATCAATAATCTTACCAATGGTTATACCATGCTCTACTTCTTCATCATCAGATATTTCAATGCTAAATTCTTCTTCAAAAGCCATAACCAATTCAATTATATCCAATGAATCAGCGCCCAAATCATCCACAGGGTTTGAATCGCATGTTATTTTACTATTATCAATTAGAAGCTGCTTGCTAACAATTTGGATAACCTTCTTTTGAATATTTTTGCATTTAAATTCATGTTTATGTTTTCTAACACCACAAAATTCGCCATTTTTCCAAGCTACGCATGCAACTCTTGCACAGTATTCTTCGCTGCTCTCATGCTTTCCACGCGCCATTCCGCGTCCTTCCCTATCCCACCAAATATCAAACTCCGTTTCATGCTCATTTGTATCGCAGGAATTTATTCCATCAGCACTCACAGATAAACAAAGCCTCTTGGAAAGAATTTCATAGATTCGTTATCAAAGAGACCTTCGTGATATTCAAAGCAAAACTTTCTATCAAATAACTCAAAGGCTTTTTTACGCCCATCAGCAGCATCTTCGCATTCAATTACCGCCACACAATCGCAATCAATGGTAAAACCATTGATTCTGTGAGTGTGGTCGCCTCCAAATGTTACATACGTTTTAGCCATGCTCTCTCCTATTTACAAACCAATGTTATTTTATCCACTGCCTTGATGCCTTTAATGGCAATGCCAGCTTTCAATAAAGCAGTGACTTTTTTATCATCAATCACTGTCTTAAACATTTCTTTTGGCACTTTGTCTTCATCAATAACCTCAAAAGACTTGGCTACGCGAGTAGTAATGCTGCCTACCTCACCCTTGATTGATTTCACAGTCTGACCTTCGAGATATTTACCAGCCTTGCTTTTAAGCCCAAGCACAGATTTCTTCACAGCATCAGTAAGCGGCTTAAATTTTGCATTCACACCAGAAACAAAATCATTATGTGGCTTTACAATATCGGTGCGTGCCTCATCAGCTTTTTTAACCAGACCATTAAGACCACTGAGAATATCCGCAGCATTGGAAGCCGAATCCTCATCTTTAAGCTCAATAGCATCAGCGGCAGCAATCATTGAATTGACATTATCCTGCATTGACTTCTTAATGCCAATATCACTCACTATAGCTGGCGCAGCACCATCAACAGCCACAGTAGCAACCGCCTTACTGATTGATTCAGTATCATCTACCCATGCCCTAGATTCAACACGCTCCCAAAACTTCGTAAGCCGCTTAACCATTGTATCAATATACTTGTTATCACGATTAACAACTTGCTCATCGTATGGAGTGTTATGCTCTGGCATATATGATACAAAGAACATCATTCTCAAGCCGAACACATACATAGTTTGCTGCATTTGATGGTAGTATTCAGGCTCGATATTGCCGCGAACATGCCCAAGATGAATCTCTGGCTTTGACGGGCATTTTATTTCTAAGCCTATTTTAGCCTTTCTATCAATGCCATCACCAGATGATGCAATAAAACCACGCTGACCACATATAGGCTCAATATCTGCCATGTGTTCCATCACAAAGCTTTGGCGAGCTTCATCTTCAAGCTTATTGCCTCTATCCATAGCAGCATTGGCGAAGTTTGGTGCATCCTTAAGCCCAGCTTTCACCATCCACAAGGCTTTGCTCATATTCATGGCACGCAAGCCATCAGAGGCTCCGATAACAGTATTGCGCCATGCCAACCAAGCATCAGAGCCTTGCTCTAAATTAACTATTTTCAGCCGTGGTATTGCCATACTTATACTCCCTTTTTGCTTCCATATACCTGTTTTCTATAATCAGCTCTGCCCTATCAATAGTATTTCCTGCAACCTTTGATTTGCGGACAATTTCTAGCGCATCACTTAATCCCACTAGATATGCCCGTTGAACCTCATTCATTACAGCCCCTCATAACTATCTTCTGCCTGCACAGGCATCATGCCGCCATGCTCTTCAACAGAATTATTTATAAAGTCACACACATCTTCGACATGGGCATACTCAAGATTTGCAAACCCGCTCTCGACAGGCGCATTGCCTGCAATCTCAAGGCTTTGTCTTAGCCATAACCTAAACTCACTTGCAACCGCTAATGGTATTTCGATAGTAACCATATCATTCATCCCCCTCTACAACTTCCCCTTCAACCACGCTTAACTGTTCAATCTTTTGCAAGCACTCAGCTTCTGATAATGCCTTAATGGAAGCAATGCCAACAGACTGCGCATAAATTAGCATAGTCTTACCTGCAACCTCAGCTTGCTTTTTAATCAATTCAGTCAATTCCAAGCGAACATCATGTGCCTTATTTTCTTCGGATTTGGTAATATTTATAACGCCAGCATCGTCATAACGCTCGGCTTCATCAGGCTCAATAATGCCACTAAATCCAAAGGCATAACGCGCCGCTTGGATTACTGCTTTATGGCGAAGCATGCGGGTAGGATATTTCTTCCAAGGGTCAGTACCGCGATTACACTCTTCCATATATTCAGTTACTTCGGTTGGGTTGTTGCGACCTTTACGATGCATCTTGCAGGTAATAGACACCAGCTTTCCTTCAAGCATATTGTCAACAAACTCCATGCCATCAAAATCAGGGTGAGAATTGATAATGTTTAGCCAGCCATCAATAGATACAATCGGCTGGATACCACCGCCTTTGGTTGGAAAGGCATAAATTTCCTTGGTAACAGGGTTAAGCTTATACTCATTTGCAACCATCAAGAACGCTGCGAATTGCTCATTTGTAATTTCATCAGGAACAACAGTGCGCCGCACAACCTGCTCAAACGCTTTTGGCTCCATATTGAATCTTGACGCAATGGTATTTAATACCGATTTACGCTCGGTAGTGGCTACTTCATTCATAATTATCACCTCATTTGGTATGTAGTGTGGCACTATGCACTCATTTGAAATAGTTGTCAACAAAATACTTGAATGTAAACTTATAATCAGGAAGTGTTGATGTGGAAATAATCTAAAACGCAATGTTACATTGACAGAAGATTGTAATAAGCCCACAATGCGCCTTGGAATAAGGAGTGATAATGCGAGATAAGGAATATCTTAAATCATCAGTAGATGAATCCTGCACATACAGTCATCTTGGAGGATGCTCTGGAGACATAGTGCATCATCATATTCGTGTAGCTGGTATGTGTGGTGCAGGAATGAAGATGGGCGACCAATATACCATACCAGTGTGTGCAAACATCCATCACCCACGCTGCGATAGCCGCGACATACCAACATCAGACCAGTTGCAGGAAATGGTTGCATACTGGCTGCACCGCCTGACAAAAAAGCATGGCGTTGTTAAGGCTTTGGGAATGATGGGCGAGGATTATGCCAAACGGTTGCAGGAGGAATAGATGAGTAGTACAAACCCATTTGATATAGAGGGTTCGTGTGTAAACATTGAAATGATGAACCCCAATCTAAGCTATAAAAGCCTTAAATCAGGCGATAGATTTTTGCTTACGGTTGAAATCAAGAAAGAGACATGGGAGCAGTTGCAGGAATGCAGTTCCAGAGCAGGCATGATTCTTGATGCAGACGTGACAATCGCCGCACTAAATGAGTCTTTGGGAGATAAGCCCAAGAAAGAGCATCATGCAGCATCACCAGCAAATATGCTTCACACAACCTTTCTAGGCACAGCGGCATTTCACGGATTTGTGGCTGAGATAAGCAATGAATACATCGCCAATGAAGATGATTGCAAAGCCGCATTAAAACGCTATATGAACATCGGCTCGCTATCAGAAATAAGTATTGAAACCATGACAACGCTTATGAGCGTGTATCGGGGGTATTGTGTCCGCAATAGTATCACGACTCAAGATGGCTAAATCAAACGCTAAGAGGCTTTGGTGCAAACTTATACACTGTGAGTACCATTACATAGCTTGGCACGTCCACGATGGGCTAACTAGACATAGATGTGCAAAGTGTAACAGGCTTTGGGAATCATCTAATGATTAGCTCTGGCGATATGGTTAAATTGCTTACACATAATAAGCATAAGGAATACAAAGTGCATGGCGTGCAGTTTATATATTCTGATTTTGAGAAAAATGAAGGTGAGCTATATGTGCG